AATTGAAAGCTTACCTTCGCTATCGTGAAGCGGTAAGAAAAGCAAATGAGGCACATGAGAGAACTGGTGAACGTTATTATGTTATGCCTGCGTCGGGTACAAAGAAAGCACTCCTTGTCATGGATAGATTTAACTTCCGTCGACTAAAACACAAAGGCTATATCACCAATAAAGCTTTTATTGCTGACCTTGAAAGAGAGTGCTTTTATGCAACACCATATAGAAATGGGACAGCAGAAATGCCAGCCTCTGTTATTGAATTGAAGAAGCAACAGTATTACTCTTGGTGCAATGGGAAGATACAACGTAAGGCAAAAACAAAGTCTTGACGGCATTGCCACTCTTACTAATGACCCTTTAGCGGTAGAGAATATCCAAAAGAATGTAAATAAAAAAAGATAGACAAAAGGCGTAGGATTACCCTACGCCTTTTGTTATGCAGCTTGTAACGCTTGATGCAGTTGGTCTACAGCTTGCATATTAGCCCCTTGTTGCGCTCTTTGCATAATCTGCGGTGAAACCCCTTGAGGCAACTGTCCCTGCTGTATCTGTTCTTTTTGAGATTGTAGACTTTGCAGTAAATCATCTGCAAATGGGAAGTCTCCATGTTCAAGTAGTTGTTCTACACTGATAGCTTGAGCTTGCCATAGTTGCATAAGGACATCATTAGCAAGTTGACGATATGCTGGTGTTGTTGTACTTTCGGTGATAGACAAGTCAAATTCAACATCTCTAATTTTCTTAGGGTCGTATTCGATTTGCGTACCGCTCTTTCCTGCGATGTTAAACACACGTTTCCCATCATAGAATTGCTGTATATTCTTCACGTCCTTATAAGCTCCATCTATAACAAAGTAAGAGAAGCACTCCAACATATCAAGCAATGACATTGTAGAATTCTGAACTTGCTGATTATACATGGATGCACTTTGCCCAGAGAAGCCGGGCTTACCCTGCAAAGCTCCATTCACACCTGATATATCCTCAAAGAACTTTAGCTGTAAATTGAGTAATTCGGTAATACCAATATTAGTAGAGTTGTTCGCTACTTGATGTGGCATTTGCCCTGTCTTTGACGGCTTAAAGATTATAACTCCGTTAAACTCCGCCCAACTTTCAGCAATATCTTCCATGCTAACACCATCAGGTAAACAGTCTTCAGGCATCAACAAGACACCCTTAGCACTCGCTCGCATTATCCAATCATATAGCGTAATGAGTCGGTTAGTATACCTCTGCTGGTCTATTACATCACTAACAAACGAATGAATCTCACCATCTATAAATGGATAAGCTTTGAAGATATAAGGGTGACTTCCATGTTCAAAAGGAGTCTCTCCTTCCTTAAGGATATGCCCAAATGGGGAAAGATAATAGAAGTACCAATAATCATCCATGAACCAAGTAGCTTTGATAAGTGGAACTTCTTCTGCTGGCATTCCTGAAGCCTCAGCCATTTGCATACGCTGCTCGTTTACTGATACAACATCCTTGTAATAATCTTCTTCGTCTATTTTGTAGATATCGCCATTAAGATAGTCATGGCAACGATAGCGCGGCTTCTGTTCCTTGCGCCAAACTTCTATAACACGACATCTTCCAGGCTCACTGGTGAAGAGGAAATCAAAATTATCAAGTCTACTATAGCCAAACTTCTCTGCGTAGCTCGCTATGTATTCCTTACTATCTGCCCATTTATATATGTCTTTCAGTTTACGATAATCTTCAGGAGCCTCTGCAAACTGTTCACAGAGTTGCCCAAAGCTAATATCGTGAACTTCTCCTAAACATCCAACATCCCAACCGCGGAAATCACGCATATTATTATCGATAAAGAAGTTGTTAGGTTGTACGTAATCCGTCCAGCAATCTTCCTTACCATTACGCCATCCATAACTTTTGCGATGTACAATAAAGCCAGAGATTAAAAACTCTTCCATTGTTCGTGCATATACCTCGCTCATTCTGTTGAGCTGCATATTACATTGCAGAATGGTAGACATTGTTTCTCCAAGTTTCTGCTCATCTCTATCTCGTGCTACACATGTAGGCTCTTTCGATTGCGAGCGATATACACCAAGTACATTACGAACAAGTCTCCGGATAAGATTATTCTTAAGAGGGACATTGCCTTGCTGCTTGATATACTCTTCCTCTGTCATCGTTTTGCCATCGACGCAAATCTTATCATCCCATTGGTCTCCGTAGGTGTATCTCTTGTTTCTCTGTCTATCTTTTCGGAACTGCTCCATTTCGTTCCAATAGTGTTGAGCCTCCATAAGCACATCAAAAGCCCTACGCCTCTCAAAATTGTTTGCATGAAAAGCAACCGTATCCATTTCCTCATTTTTTGTATTTGGAGTAATACGGCTCATCGGTATAAGCTTCTCCCTTTTATTTGTAACAGTATGCATATTGAAATCCAATTTAATAGTGTAGGCAAAGATAAACAATGCCTACACTATCATAAGTTTAACTATTTACGTGTCTTATTCATTTCTTCAATCATCTCTTTTTTTAGTTCTGTAAGCTCTTTCTCAATTGAGAGATGCTCTGCTCCATCATTAGCTTCTTTCAACTCTTGATACAGGGCGTCAATATCCTTACTATAGTCTTCAAAAATCTCATAACGAGCAAACTCTGGAGAGTTATATAGAAAATCAATCTTATCAGCATAATCAAAGAGACCTTTGTCAGTATCATTCTCATAATGCTTCATTCTTGCCTTTAAGACATCATGCTCTTCTTTAACACGCATATACTCATTGTTGATAGCACGTGCCTCTGTACGCTCATCTCCATTCTTTAAGATTCGATTGAGAAGTAAGAAATTGCGCGGGTCGTACTCTCTATCCCCAGCTATAGTCTCTGCGCTCTTAGAAAGTTTATCTATAGTGCCAGAAACACCACCAAAATATCCATTAAGGAGATATTCTATCTGCGCTGGATTAATATCAACGGAACCCTTAGTGTAGGCATCTCCACCTGTAGCCTCGTTAAGCGTTTTAGCTATTCCAACAAGATATTTGTTAGCACTCTTGTATGCTTTTGTCCATTCTGGCATGTACTTATTATAAGGAGTGTCTTTATAGATAGGCATACCTGTCCAACCCTTATTGCTATAGACTTCTGCAAATGGCTTAACAGCACTTGGCACAAATGCCTTAACACCGCCTCCACCTTCTAAGAAGTCAATAGGAAGAACCTGAGTTGCCTGTCCAGCTATTGCCTTACCTAATTCTGAACCTGTAAAATGTTCCTTTCCACTCATAGCACTTACCATAAGTTCACCCATACCATAGATTGCACGATACTCTACAGGTAATGGAATAGAGACCCATTGGTCTCCTATCTTAAACAAGATATTGCTACGCCTTACATATTCAGGCAAGTTCCAATAACTATTTGCATCTGCGTCATCATCTCCGTCTCCCATTCCTATACCTGCAATTACAGCGCCAAGTAAGAACATTATAGCCGAAGCGGTAAAAGCCTTAGCAGGATGTTTCTTAAACTGTCTACCAAAGTTTGTTGTACCTTGTATTGCAGCATTCCAGAAGACAAATCCGCTGCGTCCTATACCTGAAACAAAAGCACTGGCTGTACCGATTTTAGTCTGCCCAACTGCGTTCATAAACTTCGCACCACTACCTTTCTTATTGAAGTTTACAGATATTTCTTTTGCATCGTAGATAGAACGTTCTACTGTTCTACCCATCTCACGTGATGTAAGGTAAGCTGCAAAGCGTGCGCAGTTCTCAACAGCGCGATTATACTCATCAAGTTTTTCTCCAAGTAAATTAAAAGCCTTTGTAATACTTAGCTTACCATTAGCACGCTTCAACTCTCTACGAATATCATTCTTATGCTGCTCAATATCTCTCACATTTGCATAGCCTGTTTCGCCACCATTCATCATAAACTGATAGAACATATGTTCCAGTTTATTATTCATGTCAAGCGTTCCTTTTCTATGCTTTGCAAGAAGGACTTTTATTTGTGCAGGGTTGCAACGTGCAATGTTTCTATGGAAACGTAATGCGTAATTCGGACTCTCCTTTACCCATACTATTGAGTTAGAGAAAAGCATATCTCGAATAAAGTTTGAAACAACAAAGTCTGGATTTCTTGTAGTATAGAACGCACTTAGTTGTCTATTAACCATCTCTCCAGCTTTGAGAATTGCACCAATAGCACCAGATGTATCATTGTCTGGATTAGTCTGCCCATTGAGGGCTTGAGCAGCTCGTGGATTACCATTAAGAGTTAAGATATAGTCTCTTCCTCCACGTTTAACAAGTACTTGATGCTGACGCAAGTCACGGCTATCGACAACTCTATAAGGAATATTTGTGGTTTCCTTTCCATGTTTATACTTGTCTGGAGCCTGCTCAGCAAGCTTTTTCATTTTATCTTCAAACTCTTTCAACTTCTGTTCAATATCCTCTGCGGAGTCGTTTTCCTCAAAGTTGTCAGGGAATACTGGCTTCCATTCGTCTGCCACATCATCATATTTTAACCACATGTCGCTAATGCTAACGAGGTCACTTGGATGATTGAGCACAAAGTTAAAGAAGCGCTGTTTAACAAGTTTGTTTCTATTTCCCTGCGTTATAGCACTCTCAGCCATACTTTGCATATTCGCAAAAGGGTCATCAGCTTTAGAAGAACGTCCCTTGGCAACTTTGATTGGTGCATTAAAAGCGCTACTCTGATGCAAAAGGTATGCGTATGCTTCCTCGCTTGTTGTCTCATCAAAGCCACGAAGTGGAATATAATACTTGTACATATCGATTATTTTCTCATAAGTGTCCTTATCCATCATTCCACACTCGTAACTTTTAGATAAGATTGCAGCGTTTACGGCATTAACCTTGTCCCACAGATTGGTAGTATCATGAGTATTCTCGTACTCTGATACCATAGTTTCCGCATCTACTTCTGCCTCTGTTACATTATCTTTACCTGTTAATGCAGTAAGTCCTGCATAGTCACGATATTCTGCAAGACCTGCACGTGCGCTCTTTTGAGCATCGCTTAACTTTTCGTTATTAAGGATATCTTCTATCGCACGCTTACGCATGACAGCATTACGTTCCAAGCCATGCTTTGCCATCATATAATCCACAAGTTCAGCACGTTCTTGTGCATTCTTACATAGCTTAGAAACTTCTGCAAGCATTGGCTTAAACAAAAGGTGTGCAAAAGCATCCGCCTCTGCTTTATTTACTGATGACAGTCTGTTTTCGCCTAAGTAGGCGTTTTCATATCCGTCAATGTCTTCAATATTAACATTCTTTCCCTCAGCCTTAGTAATAGCATTCATTGCCTCTTTGAGACCAAGCATACTATCTTGCAAGGCTTCTTGTGTCTGGAACATTGCTCTATTAACACGCTGTTCGTACTGCTCTCTCGCATTAACTCGCTCTTTCTCTTTTGAATCATCTTCTCTATATAGAATCCCTCGCTCAGCTACATTAGAAGAATTAGTGTCCTGCTGATCATAGTTTCCAACCTTTAATTCATTTTGCTTTGCTATGTCTTCTGCCTCACCTAATATGCTGCGATATCTACCTGGCTCTTTCATATTTTCATAGCTGCGCCATAGCAAATAACGAAGTTCATTGTCACTTAATTCTGTAGCTGACCAGCCCTCAAAACCGATACTATGCAACATCTTTAGGAATAAACTTTTTATCTTATTCCATATTGCATAATGAACCCTCTCGAAGTCTGTTCGTTCTGCCAGTCCTGCAAGATACTCTTCTGTTGCTGTACGAAAATCCCAATTATTTTTTGCCGCCAGACTTGTTATAACACGTCTTATCTCTGGCTCTACATTCTGAAAAACATTATCAAGGAACGTCTCAAAGTGGTCACCAAACAATTTCCTTAGTCCATAATGCGCTACTGCTTCATGTAACAGAGTCTTCTCTACATCTTCTACACTCGCATGATTAGGAATAACAATCGTAATTTTCCCACTGCTCTTAGAATAGAAGCCTTTTGCCTTAGCTTTCTTACCCTGCAAACCGTTACTATCTGTAACGACTTCAACATTATCAAGATGTAACCTGTCAGCAAGTTCGCTTATACGACTTATCATGCGCTGGCGTTCCCTTTCCGCAAAAGCCTTGTGGTCTTCCTCGGTACGATTGCTCTTACCAAGCATTTTTGCAACTGGGTCATTGATAAAGCTCAACTCACTATTAGTATATGAACCATAGCCTTCTCGATATTTTTCTTCATCAAGGTTGCGCTTGCCATATTCAACGTCTTCCTCCATGGCGCCTCTATCGAGTGCGCTATCATCAATATTGATAACATCCATGAGGTGTAAGGCGCTATTAGAAAATGCGGTCTTAATCTTAAAGATAGATTTATTAGTATCTCGTGTATCCTCTCCGAGTTCATAATTTCCATATAAGATAGCAGAGCGACCACCCATCTGATTGACATAAGAGATTATTTGCATAATATTCTTATGACTATCTACATCTGTTAACTTTGTCCATGGAAGGAATACGTTTCCTGTGACATGTCCAGCTTGGTCAAGGATAATAAGACTCATTTTCTTGTGTTCGCCAAGACGATGACTACTAACATACTCTGCAATACTTTCTGGGCTTACAGCTCTGAAAGCGAACTCAGGGTTCCAGTCTTTTGCAAATACCTGCTGACTAAACTGATATACATTAATAGGGATATTATTATGTTCATCAGGCAAAGGAATATTTCCATCTTCAAGCCTTCCGTCTTCTGAGAACATACCAAATTTGCCACTTGTGGTATTGATAATGATTGCTGGCATCACTTTCCCCCCAAAGATTTCTTTCATCTTCTTTTGCACATCCATATCTTGCTTACTTGCAGATATGTTTCCACTTGGATGGTTGTGAACAAACAGCACCTTATCTGGATTAATAGCATCAGCAGCCACAATAGCTTGCTCGATAGGAGCTAAGGCTGTAGCGTATGAGCCAATAGAGAGGTGAAGGACTGTTGGGGTTCCATCTTTTATCAACACCAGAAACGAGTTTTCGACAGATGATGTTTCAAGTTGTTTGAAGATATATGCAATATCCTCAATACTTTCAATATGCTCCTTTCCTGTAAAACTAAAACCGTTACTTTCTGTATATCTACGCTCCACGTGACAAGCTTCGCCCTCTTCTAAAGGACGTAGACGCAGACGTGTAAGGTCGTAGCCCACTTTTCTTACAGTCTCTTTGGCTTGGTGGTAAGCCTCGCTTTCTACGCTTGAAAGTTGTTCGCTCTCTTTTTTACTTACATAATCCTCAATTGCATCAAGTTGAGCACGCAGTAAAGTGCGTTCTGTCGTATGATAACCGCCATTGGACCAATTCTTTGCAACATTGACATATAAGCCGTACGCAGTATCTAATGAGGTCTTTTCGTCCTCAAGCGAGTTCATGTATCTTTCCACAGCTTCCTGAAACTCTTTATTATGGCGACGGTCATATTCTTCCATGTAGAAGTTCCATTCTTTGCTATCACCTTTAGCGATTTCCTTTAAGAGTTCGTCGTCTGTAAATTTAGAAATTGCTTGATTCACATTCTTATTTGGTGAATCACTAAAATCTACTTCGCTAAACAAATTACCCTCTATAAAACTTCTGATGGATGAAGAAACATTAAAGAGTGGCTCTTCTGCTGTAAGCTCACTAAAATTTCCATCTTCGTATTCAATGTTTGAAAGGTTAGAATTAGCATCGATGTTTTTATCCATCTCAGCATACTTCTTTTCCTTTTCTTCCATTTCTTTCTTCATCACTTCTGTGTACTCTACAAATTTCGCCTTAGCTTCTTCAAGTTCACTCTCGAATTCGAAAGGTTTACCTTCTCTTGAAAGGATATGTTCTAAGTCTGAGCTGTAGTGTGCAATATTTTGTGTTGCTCGCTCTATACTCTCCTTGAAATCATTACCAGTAATAATATTATCAGTAATATCCTCAATTGCGTTACGCATCAACGCCCCCTTTACGGGTACATCTTCAAGTCCAAGTTCCTTTTGCGAATAGGTCATTGTACGAGTAGACTTTGCGAAGAGATTAATACCCTGAGAAGACATTTCTTTAGAAACCTCGGTATGAATAGCAAAGGTAAGTCCATCAACATCAACGTTAATGGTGCTGCCATAAGTAGCATTGGTTCCATTCTTAACCTTTTCGCTTTCTTCTTTAACCTTCTTGTTATGCTCTTTGAAGAAGTCCTCCATTCCTGCCACACTATCATACTTATGTTTACCAACAATGATAGCTTTAAATTTGCCATCAGGGTAGGTATTATTCACAAGTGAAAGGTTCTTCTCTTTCTCTTCCTTTTGAAGCTGAGCTTTTTTGATAAGTCCATTAAGACGTGGCTTAGCATTGTGAATATAGGTTTGGTCTGCTTCCCACTGGCGTTTGCGACTTTCGTACTTACGGACGTTCTTCTCTGCTTGGTTCTTCAACATAGCATACTCGCTTCCTGAAAGTTGTGCAACAGTATCTCCAAAAGAGTCTTCTTCCTCTTCAAGAATACGATTCTCCATACTGTTTGCCATAAGCTGTTTACCATTCATTATACTTTCAGCAATAGCACCCTTAGTCTTTAGTCTCTGATAAGCAGTAACATCTAAGCTATCTTCTACTCCGAAACGAAGCACACGGACAGGCTTATTCATATCCTTATGAATATTTCCTTGTCTTAATATACGTCCATTACGCTGCGTATAATCCATAGGTCTATTAGGCGCATCGATATGTATAAGCGTATGTAGACGCTCTTGTATATTCACACCTGTTCCGAGCGTAAATGTACTACCCATAATCACACGTACCTCACCACGATTAACCTTATCGAAGATTTCCAATTTCTTCTTAACGGTCATTCCCGACTTCATCACAACAATTTGCTTCTCAGGAATACCTGCTGCAATAAGCTTATCCTTTACATCCTCGTAAAGATTAAAGCCACTTGTCTTATTCTGATAATTATCTGCAAACAAAGCAACAGTACCATTGTAAGAAGCTGTTTCTTTGAGGGAACGTAAAGTCTGACGCACAGTCTCATTGGTCTTACTATTAGGGTCGTCTTCTGCCGTTTCATCAACTAATCGTGCATCCACAGCAGCAGCTTTAGCTATACTATACATGGTAAGCGGAATATGAGAATTCTCTTTTTTCTCCTTACCACTCATCTTGTCGTATGCTTCAAGTTCTGCCTTGACGTATTTCATAATACCACGAAGTGCTGGTGTTTGAGGTAGATAAAGGTCTTGAGCTTTGTCCCCTTCCATCTCAGGAATTTTATCACTGACTTCACCAGCATCTTTTGTTCGAACCGTGTCAGACACACTTGACCAAATACGCACTAACTCTGGTAAATCAATATAGCCTGCAAAACGATTATTCTCTTTGAACTTTCCACTGGTTGTAAACTCAAGCATCTGCTGAATATTACCAAAGTTCCGCACAAAGTCGTCAAAGTAGTAGATTCCATACTCTTTCATCGTTTCAGAAGGCATGAGATAACGCATAAACGTCCAAATCTCAGCTGCTGTATTACTGATAGGGGTACCAGTCGCAAATATGACATTACGCCCATGGCTCTTTTGTAATACGGCTTGCGTTTTTAAGAAAACACCCTGTGACTTTTTAGAATATGAAGGGTCAACACCCTTGACACCACGCTGCATTGCAGTTGCAAATCCAAGATGCTTGTACTCGTGCGCTTCATCAATAAGCAGAGCGTCAATTCCCATGTCATCGAAATTCTCTGTTTCATCAGTTCTACGTTCGAGCATTTCACGAGCCTTAACCTCTGTATTCTGTTTTGTAACTGCACGTTTCTTCTCATCCTTTGCTGTTCGTTTCTCTGAAAGTGTAGTAGTCAAATCTGCTAATTCTTCTTTCAGCTGCTCAACTTCTTTCTCCGCTTGACGAGTGATTAAATTACGACCAGACTTGTCTGTATCTTTCATCTTTGCCAAGACAGTCAACTTCTCTTCTATTTTATCCTGGATAAACGTCATCTGACGCTCTTCGCTATCGGGGATAAATTCAAAGGTTGATTGAGGAACAACTATCATATCCCAATCGTTGTAACGTATCTTCGCATAGAAGTTCTTTCTTCCTTCTGCGTTGCGGTCACTATCCTCAAGCGTAAGAATCTTCGCATTTGGATATAGTTCTTTCGCACTTGCGACAAACTGACCTACTGTAGCATTCTGTACTACAATCATAGGCTTACGCGCTGTGCCAAGTCTACGCATTTCCATTGCTGTGGAAATAAGCGTAAAGGTCTTACCAGTACCTACCTCATGTGCAAGCATTAATGGTTGCATTGTTCCACGTACAACAGCTTTCGCTTGATGTGGACGTAACGTAATATTATGAGTAGCACCTCCGAAATGCTCTGGGATGTATTCACTTGGGATATCAATAGGTACGTAATTATTGAAAAGGTCATTATACACCTGCTCTATCTTGTCAGACATTTCAGGATTACTTTGCATTTTATTACGTGCCCAATCCTTAAAATCCTGTCTTATTTCGTCTATACGACTTGAGCATGCTTGTGTTGCTTCCTTATCCGTAATAGTTTCTGATGTCCCGTCATAATGCTTACGTGTCGTTGAGACTGTAATAGTCTTATTCTGGATAGCCGCTTCTATAAGTTCATGCCCCATAACATGTTTACCCAACAAGTCGCTATGTACGCCAAATGAACGATTCTTTTCATTGTCCGTCCAATGCGGCTCTTTCATAAACCATGTTCCGCCTGCTGCTGTAAACTTGACATCAACATCCGTTTTATCTTTAACATATTCCTCATAAAGTTCTGGTGCAATCCATGATGAGCCTAAGTTAAACTCTATAAGATGCGCAGGTATGCTATTAGGTACAACTTCTTTAAGAGCTTTGATATTACTGTTATACTCTCCATTCTCATTATTCTCCTCAGCTTGCTTCAACTTCTCTCTTACGTTGCCACTAAGATATTGGTATGACACCTCAACCTGTTTACTTACAGGATTCTCGAAACCTAATCCGCTTGCAATTATCTCACGCTTAACATCTTCCTCTGTTTTCCCAAGCTGATTACTGATATATGGGATATCTATTTTACCAAACTTGTAAACGCTCACCACAATACCATCCTTAACATTCTTAGGCTGTGGTTCCACACTCTTCTCAACAACACGCTTTTTAAAAATGTCTGTCTTGTGGAATGATTCTACACGATTACCGTTTTTATCAGCCTTTTCCTCATATTTTTCTAAGGAGAATACGTTTGGATAGTCGACATCATTGCGTAGGAAAGCTATAGAAGTATTCTTGTTGAGGCGTCCATATGTATCTACAAAAGAGTCGTATGCCTTATTCAGTTTATCAAGTAAAGGCTGTAACCCCTCGTTACCCTCATTCTCTATCTGATACTTTAATACATCATTAAGTGCCTGCTTAATTTCTGTATAAGCCTTAAAGCATTCTTCTTTTGTATGTCCCTTAACTTTATTCGTGTTAAGATTAAGTGGTACTGCCTGACCTAATTGAGCTACGCAGAGTTGCCCATTCTTGTTTACAAGCATGCTTCCCTCTTTGATATCGTTACCAAGTTCCTCATAGACGTTAATAGGCTCCACATCTTGTTTTGTTGATGCAGCCTCATCTTTCATATTAGTAAAAGACTGAACAAAGTCTGCTAACAACTTATCTTGCGCCTTGTCATTAGTAGGATAAAGTCCCTTTGAAGTAGCACGATATTTATCGCCATGCTCAAAAGCGAACTCCATCTTTCCCGCCATCATTTCTGGGTGCTCAATAAAGTATTTGTTGTAGTCCATCGAAAGATGCTTAACTACTGGAACCTCTACACCCTTGACACGTTTTGTTTCTCCAGTATCAAATTCCACCGAACGTTCACCTGTAACAGTGCTTACATCGATTGCGTTTGGCGAGACTTGACCATTAACACGTTTACGAATGACGATAATATCTGATGTAACACCAGTGCCACCAAATGTTTTATTATTCAATCGGAAAGCACCGACGACATCAGCGTTGCCATCACTTACCAACCAGTCACGTAGTTTTTGTGAACTATCAAGTGTACCATTTGAGGATATAAAGATACCAATACCACCCTCACGCAGTTTACGTACGTTCTTTGCAATACAGAAGTCATGAATATTATGGAACTTTTTAGAAAGGTCGCCATCTCCGGTTGTGTCATTAACACGAAGACCTGTAACAAAAGGAACATTGGTAATCGCAAGGTCTACACTTCCGTTCGGTACTCGTGTCTGCTCAAAGCCTTGTATATTAACGTTAGCCTCAGGGTAAAGTAAAGAAAGAATATTGCCAGACGTTCCGTCTATCTCCACTGCTTGAATACGACTACTATCGCTTATATCCATTGGCATAAGACCAAGAATATTACCGATACCTGCAGAGCCTTCAAGAATATTACCACCCTTAAAGCCCAACTGCTTGGCAATGTCCCACAATGTATCTATAACGTACGCTGGTGTGTAATAAGCACTATTCGCGCTCATCACGGCTTGTTCGTAACCCTCTGCGCCTAACAAACTCTGTAGGCGAGCAGGAATAGAATCTTTACTCCAGTTATATGAAGCTTGATTAAAGGCTTTGCCTAAACCTCCCCATCCACTAAACTTACGGAGAACAGACATTTGCTCGGGAGTTGCTTTTTCGCCACTCTCGACAAGTTCATTTGCCAACTCAATAGCTTTGATATTGGCTTCAATACGTGCATCAACAGATGTAGGCGCATAGTCTACACCACGCTCAGCATGATTATTAGAAACGTTTAGTCTCGATAAGCGTCCAGAGGGTCGTTCAGTGCTGCTGCGTTCTTCTGCATTTCTGCTCTGTACTCGCTTATCTCCTTGTCGCTCAGACCTGCGTTCCTCAGTATTTGTGTCCAGTTGTCTTTCGTTAACTGACCTGCTGATAGAAGATTGTCGTTGCGAAACTCCATCATCGCTTTTTCTATTCTCTCTTCGAGTTCTTTGGTTATCTTCATTGTCTTGTGATTTTGGTTCGCTTTCAGAGAACAGACCTCCAAATAGGTCATTCTCTACTTGCGAAGATACATTATTTTTCCTTTCGGTGCTACTTTTTTGCTGATTTTCTTTTGTAAGAGGCTTGATTTGGTTCATTTCCACCTGCTCGTACATCACTGGTGCCAAACCTGTGTCAATGACAACTTGCCCACCTTTCTCAAAGTCGGTAATCGTGGCTTCCTGTGTCTTACCATCGTATGGAGTGTAGAGCACCTTATCACCAATCTTGAAGCCGTTACGCTCCGTGATAGGATTTTCTTTTGGCTTTTCTTCTTCGATTGGCTCTGCATGGTCGCTTAGCTTTGCTTCGCCAGCATCTTTGAGCTGTCCCATGAGAGACTCAACATTGACTTTCTTAGGAATGTTAGGATTGTCCTCTTCCTTTGCTGCTTCCTGTTGAGGCTTCTCTTCTTTTTCGGACTCGTTTGTAAACACACTCTTTGCAAAAGCCTGTGCATCTTCAGGTGTGCTGAATACGAAACCATTCACGCCACGGAATGATGAGTAGTAACCGTTATTATCCTTTGCAACTTGCTTGCGCTGTTTATACACATCGCTATCAGTGCGCTCCTTGCCACGTACAACCCAAATATCAACGTCTTTTTTGTTGTTGTGCTGCTTGGTGATAGAGTACACATCGTTATCAACATCACCAGTCTCTGTTGTCTGTTTGGCTTCCTCCTGTGCGTTATGCTCAACAGTAGCCTCATTACTAACCTGCTCTGCGGTGTCGAATACAGTAGGTTTTACTTCTTCGCCATCTTTGCCGATAGTAGCAACATCAAACTTGCTGACCTCATCGTAAGGAGTCATTTCCTGCGAGAGTTCTGACATTTCGGGTAAATCCCTTGCACCATTGTAGAAGGCTTTGAGGTAAGGACGGATTGCATCACCTAAGTCTGCAATCATTCCCTTTGCATACTCACCGAAGGCACGTGCACCATTCTCTATATGGTACACTGCCATTTCTGCACCAATAGCCAACATCTCAGGGTCTACACCTAAATTAAGTTGACCCAACTTAGAACGCATACGTTTCTTTAATTCTTCGTAGCGTTCATTAGACACAAGACGCTTGCTGCCTTTATCCTCAATGGGATGTTGTACATTCACATCTCCCTCTGTTTTAACAGAAGAATATTCTGCAAACGGTTTTGTCTTGCGTTTACTGCTATCAATCCACTTCTTGAATTCTCCCTTGCTAACTTCTGTAATGTTGCCCAAGCCTTGCCATCCCTCTTCATAATTAGAAAGGTATGCTTTCCTTGCGCTCTCCATATCAGAGAATCCGTACATTACCTTATGTTCATCGAAAGAACCATCTTTGTTTACTTGGTCTACAACGAAGACGTTACCCTCTGTTGGGTTATCTGACAAGAAGATATCGATATGATCACCATCAACGCTTTCCGTGCCTCGAATATATCCGTAGGTGTTATGCATCTCGGTTTTCCATTCCTTACCATTTGCATCCTTACCACGACGAATGCTGCCCTTAGGCTGTTCAATAGTGACATTGAAACCATCTATCTTGATATGACCTTTCTTGTAGTTACCAGCTTCTTTCTGTGCCTCGGTCGGATTGGTGTCAACCTTTGCTTCCTCTTTTTTACGTGTACGCTTAGCTTTATCTTCTTCCGCCACACGTTCAGCCATTGCGAACAAATCTTCACTACTTGCAGGCTTTTCTAAATAATTGTCTACAATTTCTTGCTTTGTAGCAGAAGATTGCTTATCTTTGCCAACAGAAGGAGTGTTTTGAGGAGTTATTACCGAGCCCTTTGTCTCGCCCTCGGCTTTATCAGGGTGAACATAGTCCAAACCTTGCTTCTCAGCCGAAGAAGTAGTCGCATCTTTCGGAGTGCGCCAAATAACACTACCCTCCATCAAGAGCCGTAATATTCTGTTACGGCTTTTTTCTTGATTGGAAACAACGACTTCTTTCCCATCAACACTAACAGTTATTGACGTGAAATAGTAATAACGTGTTCCGTCAGACTTCCTAAAAGACTTTATAAAGATGAAAGAAGATGGTCGTTCTGTATGCGTTCCCTCCTTTGCTTTACTATTTTCTTCTACAATGGCATCTGGATATTCCAACGTTGGTTTTAGCATTCCCAATTTGCCATTACGACCTGCTCGCATAAGTTTTGCAAATTGGTTCTCGCCCATTTTAACGTCACCAATAGGGGTGGAAACTATGCCATCTTCTCCAAATTCTTTATCCCAATTTTCTATTGTTAACGGAATTTCTTGTGCTACATCTGCACCCAATTCCATTTGAGCTATAAAATCAGCAGCCTCCTTTTTCGTTAAATGTGAGTTTTCTGCTGCAACCTCTTCTTGGCTGCCTCCACTGCTTTGTCCACTTCCGCTTCTTCCAGTATCTCCTTCAGTTCCTCCTTGATTGGCTTCTGTCCCATCGCTGTTCTCACTTCGTCCTCTTGGCGTAGTATCTCCATTGCTTCCTGTTCTCCCTTCTTGGCTTGCTGAATTATCGCCAGCCAATACATTGCTTCCTTGTTGTCCATTATATTCTATATTTAATGTTTCTTTGATTGCTTGCGCAAGTGAACGTGGTGTATTATCAGGCTGCTCAAACAAAGTTTCTTCTTGTGTACCTTGTATAAGGTCGTACATCTTATTGAACGTACCCTGTATGAGCGACTGATTATCGCCTTTGTACATAGTCGCAAGCAATAATGCAAAGTTACTATATTTTTCTACAGGAAGGTAACTTTCTCCTGTAACATCGTCAAAAGCAAGTTGTCTTCTCCATGCTTCAACAGCTATACGTGCATCTTTATGATTCTTTGCATTCATAAACATGCTATCATGTGACAGAGCATAATATGCCATGATAGAGTCCTGAATATCCCCTATCATACGTTCGCTTTGTGGACTGTCATAATCACGATATGCCGTTGCAAGAATTGCTTTCTGTGCTTTTGCTGGTAGCGCATTAAACATCTCCTCAAGCTGCGTATTACCACCTTCGAAGATACTCTGGTACATAATACCCTTGATATCGTTCTTTGCTTCAGCTGTGATGTTACCTTTGCTATCAAATGCACTCTTATACTGTGTTGGACTAATCACTCCATTAGCATTTAGCCATTTCAAAGCGTCCACACCATTGCTATCAACAAGTTCTGCAAAAGAGATGTTCTCGTCATTAGCTCGCAAAAGAATGCTTGCAAAGTTCTTCATCTTGTCACCAAGCTTTTTAACAACATTCTTAGGTTTGATACGTTCTGTACCTCCACTTTCTGTATCACTTGCTACAAATTGACCTAATGAAATAGCCTCATCATCGTTCACATCGAGCATATTAACAAGTACAGGCTTATCCATTACAGCAATGTCTTCTGGTCTTAAACCAAATGATTCTGCATGATCAATAAGATACTGCTTGTACTTATCGCCTTGTTCCTGATGATTATCCCACATCTCACGAAGCGCGGCACCTCGATTATTGCCCTGAATAACCTCTCCACGACTATTCACTGTTGGTGCTCCAGTATAAGCTGTGATGGACGATGTGATTTCTTCTGGGCGAATATTTGCCGCAATCTTGCGTGCTGCGCCTACACTTGCATCGTCTTTACGCTCTTTTGGTTGTGCCTCGTCGATGAAATGCTGTGGATTTCGTTGCCCATTCTTATGGCTTGGTTGTAACTGATTAGCTTCAATGATTGCAACGTGTCCTGTTGGGATGTTATCATCATCAAATTTAACCTGTACTTCTTTACCTTTCGTTGCGTTAATAGGCTCTTGTCTATCTACCTTATCTCCATTAACACGCCTGTAGCCTCTTGCTCGTGCAGCGGTTGCCTTATCTTCTACAAAATCGGGTACACCATTAAGAGCTTCACGCTTGACACGTTCTGCTTCTTCTTGCTCTACACGTTCTTTCTCTTCCTGTTCCTTACGTACACGTGCCACTTCATCAGCTTTGCGCTGTTCCTCTGCTTGTATTGCAGCTTCACGCATACGATTAACAGCAGCAATCTTCCTCCAATGTGCAAGTGTTGCCTTTGCCTGTTCAATAACCGCAGCACGTTCTTTTTCTGCTGCAATCTTCTCAGCAATACTGCCACCACTCTTTGTTTTGGTCTTTTCAGCCTTTTTTACACCAGCTTCCAAATCAGACACCATATCATCGGCAACAGTTTGTGCCATACTCGTGTCACCTTCCGTCTGCTCTACAATAGCATCCCATGCTGTTTCAGGTTCTGCCTGCTCATAAAGAGGCTGACCAGATTCGCCTTTAGGAATGCGCTCCAAAGCTGTTGGTTGCTGCTTTGGGGTTTCCTTTTCTACAGATTCCTCAGTCTCTTCCTGCTGTTGAGGCTGCTGAACTGTTGCATTTTCTGCAACGGTTTCAGGCGCTTTTGTAATAGCATCAAGTTCTTCTGCACTAAACAGATTTACTTTCTTACCATTAATAGGCTGTTCTGTGTAGACTTCAAACTTACCATCTTCATTCTCAGGGGCTGTTATACTTCCACGAACAGCATTTCCATTCTCATCAGAGAGCGTAACCTCATCGTTTATATTGTAAGTATTGTTAGCGCTGTTAGTTGGCGCATGCTCTACAACCTGTGTTGCTGCAACGGCTGCTCGACGTGCCTCATCAACCTGCTGCTGTACTTGTTCTTTTGGCAATAGAATAGGCTGCTGAGCTCCATCAATATCAACAAGCACCATTTCAGGATTAATCTGTCCCGTCTTCTCATCTATTGCATCACCAATTATAGACAAAGAGTGTTGTGTGCCGTCTTCTTTGTCAATAATTGAATAGGTGTCACCTTGCTTGAACTCTAATTTTCCATCAATCTTATCAGCCTGCTGCTGTGCAAATGTCTGACGGATATTGTCTGCTGCAACCTCTTTCTCCTCTTGTACGTTAATCGGTGCATCTACCTTGAAGATTGCAGAAGGGTCTGCTGTTTCAAGTTCTCCAGTCTCGGCATCACGCAATACAACAAAGTCATCAGAGTGTTCATGATCAACACCACTACCATCAGGGAGCATTACAACGTTACCATTGACAATATACACTTGTCTATCATCAACTTTCATCGTTGCTGGATGAATGGCACCTGTGTCAAGGTTAGTGCGCTGTTCTGCTTCAAGGTTGCTTTCATGCACTTTTGTGTCAATATCATCTTTCACACGCTGAATCATGCCATTATAAGCAGCACGTGCGTTGGCATAGTCGATAAATGCTTGTAGCTGTCCGTCGTTAAACTCATCACTATGCTTCATATAGGCTAAAGTTGATGCACCGCCATCTTCGCCTATCATACTTTCAAGGGTATCTTCACCCCATCCAGTAGCTTTTGTCGCTTGTTTCTTTGCTTCGTCATAAAGAATAGCTGTATTGTTGAGTTCCTTTTCATCTTGCAAGTTATAGCCCATACTGTAGGCTTCGTCCATTGCGTTAAATTGACCCTCCAGCTTATTCTTTGTGTCTTGTGCGTTAACACCATGCACAACAGCTGTACGATATTGATATTGTAAGGCTGCAATCTTCTGAGAGTTTGACAAAGACTTATCACTGCCAATTTTCTCCATTACACTACCTATCTGCTTTTCATCAGCGTTATCAATAGCGTTCTTGTATTCATCCCAACGCTCACCAAAAACAGAACGTGCTTGTGCGTCTGCTTTGCGCTGTTCGTGTGGTGCCTTGTAGCGTTCTCTTGCATAACCAGCTGTGTTAACTCCGCTCATTATACCACTCATTAGAGCAACACTATAGAACGTATCAAGATTAATCTTTGGGTTGAACACTCCAGTGTGTGGGTCTGTGTCAAGTGTCATATCTCCATTGGTAACAGCATTGTAGAGGTTGTTTGCAACCTCCTCAAAATATTCACCCGCCATTCCGTTCCACTTAGTTCTCTCTTGGAAATTTTTCCATGTCTTCGCCCAATTAGATGAGCTCATGTGTTCAAAAGCATCAACGACCTTTCCTAAACCAATCTTACGTGCACCACGACCAATAGCTGCATTTACTTTACCCACTCCAGGTAGATATTCACCCCACATTTCAGAGATATTCTCAGCGTACTGACCATTAATAGCCTTAGCGAGTGCCTTTACATCACTATATTCCTTGTTTTGGAAGATGTAACCGCCCTTACCATCCGATTGTACATCACCTGTCTTTCGATTAAGATAATCACCTACTATCTTTGTTGGACTATACATACCAGTAACAACACCTGCTTCTACAGCATCCATACCCACTCGTGTTGCTCCCTTAGCAAGTCCTGTGACAGCTTTTGCTATTGCTCCTTTACCAAACTTCTGCAGTGCTCTCTTTGCAACAGTCTTAGCAACACTTGCAGCAGCTTCTTTGCCTACCCCAGAGGCTGGGTTTGTAGCCATTTGTGCCATGAATCCAATAGTACCGACAAGGTTCTGACCTGCTCCAAATGCACCGCCAAGCTTATCAGAGGCTTCTGATTGGACGCTATTGGCAATAGCTGCTGCATCAAGAAGCATCTTGTCTTTAGCGGTAGCTTTACCTTCTTCATAGTTCTTTGCAGCACGATAAAGATTAGCTGCGTTGAATGTGTCAGTTATTCCAAAGTCGTATGTGTCTGCATCTGTCAAACCTGCCATGATGCCACCATAGAGACGGCTTAGAGTACCAGCGTCTCCATATCTATCTGCGTTGTTCTTTGCAATCGCAGCTTTCGACAACATGCCAAGAGCTGCAAGCCCCGGCTTGGCACCTTCTGGAGTATATTGTAGGGCATTCCCTCGATTACTAAATCCTTCAAGCGCATCACTGACTGCGCCCAAGAACGGATGTTCCTTTCTGAAATCCTCTTTCCTTTTGTAGTCCTCGTCAAAGGCATCATTTACACTCTCAACGGCATCTTTGTAGAGATTATCAACCTTATCTTTTTCACGTTGTGCCTCGATACCTGTCTGTACACTATCTCCGTATGCTTTTGCACGTGCTTCATCTGACGAAATCCCTACAAGAGGCTCTCCTGCCTCATTTGTAACGATGTTTCCATGCTCGTCACGTGCTACCGTTGGAGCAAACATAGAATGAACTACATCTCCATTTTCATCGTATGTCAATCCAGCGTCAACAGGGTTGCGTAATTCTTTCCCTGTTGCCTGCATGTAATCAATCTCGTCTTTCTTCTGTTGCATAACCTGCGGCATACCCAACTCCTTTGCCGCTTTCTTATCACCATGCACAGCATCATCAAAGGCTTTAGCAATTGTCGGTTTACCAAAAAGCTTCTGTTCACGCTC